GCCGCTACATTGGTTGCGTCAGTAACATCTGCTAGTGCTTCAATCCCATCGAGTTTTGTACCATCAATAGAAACATTACGACCATCAAAAGTGCTGTTAGTCGTAATTGCTCCTGTCATTGCACCGCCCGACTTAGGCAGTGCAGCGTCTGCCGTAGAACCTTGTGCTGATGTCGCATAGTCTGAAGTATCAAACGTTTTTACATCAGCAAGATTAGTGACTTCAGAGTCCATTAATGCGCCAGCAGCCTGTACATTAGTACCGTCTGTAACGTCAGCATTTGCCTCAATCAAATCAAGTTTGTCAGTATAGCTTTGCCCGCCAATCGCATGGACTGAGCTACCATCGCCAATATAGAGTTTTTTAGTGTCAGCTTTAAAGCTGTAAGCTAATTCACCCGCCGCCAAAGTAGTTGGAGAAACATTACTCGTACTTCTTTTAATCTTGATTGTTTGTGCCATTTTTAAGCCTCGTTAAATTTTAAAAGTTACCCGCATCCAACGTCGAGTTGGGGTCTAGGTAGTTCTCATCGTTAGTAAAAGCCGACACAACTGTAGGCGTGGATATAGTAAAACTAGGTGTTACCCCTGTGACTGTTGTAGAACCAGATCCAGTAAGTACCACCGATGATGCAGCCGATGCAGCCGCTAAAACGGCAGACTGAGCCGCTGCTGATGCAGATTGAGCCGCATCATTCTTAGATGACAGAGCATCTGCCGTGTAAGCATCTGTCGTCGTTTGCGTTGGAGACCCTTGATAAAATCCACCAGAGGTATCCGTCTGAGCTGCTGAATTCTCAGCTATCGTTGACTCAGCAGAGCTAGTTGAGCCAACAACCGTGCTCTCAGGATTCTGACCATAAAATCCAGCCATATTAGTACCCGCTATTTACTTGTGGTGTTGATCCAGCAAACTCAGAGTCTCTTGCATGTTTAATTAATCGTGCAAAGGCTTGCTGATACCCAGCCTCCCAGCGTGAACCGTCAGAGCCTAAAAAGTTACTAGCCTCAACAAGAGCACCGTACAGATAAAGTTCTGGTGCTGTGCTCAACATGACGTTAGTCGTGGCAGTTGCACTAAGCCGTCCAACGTCGTAGTAATAAATCATACGAACCTCATCAGAGGCAGCTATCGTTGGAGTTGGAAAGAATTTAAGCCGGTAAGTCTCACGCGCAAAACACGTTGGTGTACCCGCTGCAGCAACATATGAGTAAAGATCAGTAAGAGACACTCTCTGCAAGGGGTTGTAGTTAAAAAAAAACGTCTTTAACCTCTAAAAAATCACTAGGAATAGTCGCGTATCCATCTGAGCTTAGTGTCAGTAACACCGTCTTCTCATTAGTAGGAACGCGTACATCATGGAATATGCGGTTCTCCGCAAGTTCAATAAAATCTGGTATCTCAGTTAAAAGGTCGGTTCTGTTAAGCCAATTAGCCACTGAGGCTTTGAGGCCATCATAGTTAGCTAGGCTCATAGTCTGCCACCACCTGTTCTAAGGTAAGCCCACTCTGGAGAGTTAAGCTTTTTCTTCATGCGCTTTAAATCTTCACGGTTTGGGGCCATGACGTTAATCCCTTCTTTCATCCACTCCATAACAACTACAGAGGGTATGCTTGCAACACGTTGGGTTTCACCCATACGTTGCCCTTCAGCCTCTGCGCGAGCTTTTTTATTAGCTGCAAGAATTCCACTGACATCTTGTGAGTGGCTTACAGTAATGCTGTCGTTATTAGTGTCGTGGTCAATCCGATCAAAAAGTTCGTCAGACATAAATACCTCATAAATAAAAGGACAGCCCCCAAAGGGACTGCCCAGTTTCATCATTAAGCAGTTAGTGCGTTGATAAGACCTGACGCCTTGTTGTTTTCACATACAAGAGTCTGCTCTGTGAGCATTTGTCTTTTATCGGAGTCACCAGTTTTAGCAAGTACAATTGACTGCATTGGACGCAGAACAGCACGAGACCAGTACTCTGTGTCTAGTACAAGACAAGTGTTTGCAGCTAAGAAGCGATTAGGGACAATCGACACTTCTCCAAATGGACTCACGTATACGTCCACGACGTTAACTAACGTAGTGCCAGTGTTGAAATCACGCTCTCGACCTGAAGACGCTGCGAAACCAGCAACGATTACAGAGTGAGATGGAGTAACCTGTACTTGGTTAGGATCGCCGCCCTCGTTGTAAACAGCCTGAAGGTTGCCCAAAAGCAAAGTTTCAGTGAAAGTTCGGTTAGATCCAGCAGTGCTAGTAGTGTCAGCGTGAATCTGGTTCTGAGCTGAAGTCATCTGACGAGCAGTTGATCCATTTCCAGCAGTACCAGCTTGAAGAGCTCCAACAAACGCGTGCTCTATATCACGACGCATTTCTTTTCCTTTCTTAGCAAGTTGGAAACTTAATTCTGAACTTCGGCCATACTTATCAACCGCTTCAGCAGTACCAGAAGTTTGTACAACCTTGGTAAATATCTGAGTGTGGTTATTTTTAAGTTCAGTCTGCTCAACGCTAGAGGCTCCCGCGTCTGCCCCTTCCACTGCCGCATTTGATCCAACTGCTGCAAGAGAATCTTGCTGCCATTGGTGCAAAGTAGCTGAAGTTGAGCTTGATCCGATAGAAGAGGTAAATGGGGTCAATGTGGGTGTGATGTCGTAGATAATATCTTCGATCATCTCTTTTTTACCTACCTGATCGTAGGTCTTGTAAGTGTTAGCAATAGTAGCCATGTTGAAAATTCCTAAATTAAGAGGTTCGATTTAAGAGGGCTTGAACTGCATCTTCCATCCGACCCGATTTCTTTAGACGTTCACGCGCTTTGCGATAAGTCTCTTTCTTTCCAAGGTCTTTTGGTTCTGCTTTCTTGCCCGACAAAGTTTTTTTAGGAGATGCCTTTACCTTCTTTTGCGTCTCCGTCTTCGCCCTATCAAACTGCATAGCTTTGTACATTGCCGTGATGGATCGATGATCTGTAATACCGTTGAACTCTTCGCTAGAAACACCTAAAGCGTCTTTTGCGTACTCTCCAATGGAGTAATACAAATCGTTGTTCCAGTTAGGGATTGTAGACTTCAGGACAGTCAGGCTCTCGGTCGCTCTTTCTTTAACCATTGCCTGTTGTTGATCTTGAACTCGCTGTTGATGCTCATCCGCTTGAGACTTAATAAAGTTAAATGTCTGTTGCGTCTGCTCATACATAGCCTTTGCTTGCTTGTATTGATCAGGGTTTTCAACTGCGGCTTGCTCCCAGTTCACATTATCAAAACGTGAAAGGTCAGCTCCAGCAGCAGTTAAGAGGGCGCTAAGTGTGGATTCGTAAGACTTGGTTTGTTCTTCAGCGGCCTTACGCTGTTCGGCAACAGCTTGCGTCTTCTTTGTGTAATCACCTTGGCGTAAATAACCTAGCTTAATCTCTTCAACTGACAGCGTCTCGCCATCAACCTCGATCATACCCTCAGTTATTAATTCAGGTTGCTCCTCGCCCTCTTCTGAGTCTTCCTCGGTTGGGTCTTCTTCAACCTCCTCGGTTAACTCCTCTTCTGGCTCAGTTTCCTGATCCTCCTCGATTACTTCGTCAGTAGCCTCTTCAGCTACTTCTTCCTCGTTACTAGGCTCTTCGGTTTGGTCATCTGACTCCAACACAGCCGTAAGTCTTGAGATAATGTCACTATTATCGACTTCAGGTGAGTCCGGTGTGGTTTGCTCGTCTGACATCGCTTGACTCCTATTTTACTCTACTTCTTGTTGGTTTGCCAACTCGTAGTTGTTAATTAAGCCAGCAAGCTGCTGAACAAACATCTGACCAGCCTTGAACATCATATATAGACGCTCACGCTCCTCATTTGCCTCTGGGGGTGTAGCTACAATTTGCTGTATCAAACTGTTGTTTAATGCATCAAAAGCAGCGTTAAAGCTGTTGTTGTCAAGCATCTGTTTTGCAGAATTAGCCTGATCAGCCATTTCGCCCATATCGTCTTCAATTATCGTTTCTTCACTCATTTTTAAAACTCCACATATGTGGTTGGTTAAAAGACTACTCAGCGTAGTCTCGTGGGTGGCCTCGGTAGCGTTGTATCCTTGTCTACCTTGCCGTCTTTCCATTTCTGGAAATCGTC